ACGGAAAACAACATGATACCAGCTAGACACATCCCTATAAACGGCATCTGTAAAAAAGCCGTAATCTGTGCCGCTTGCTATAGTATAAAAGCCTAGCTTGTCGCCATAAGTAGAGCCAGATTCAACATAAAACTGAGAAAAAGTCCCACCGCCATCAGTAAGAACGTCAAGAAAGTTTACCTTTGCATTTGTGTTAGTTCTTTTCATCCAGACGGAAATAGTAAAGGTTCTGCGATTTCCTGCGCCAGATGGTGTCCTTGTGAGCTTAGGACTGCTTCCAGAATCAAACCTCAGAGACTGACCTATCTCATGGTCATAGAACCCTGCCGCAGATGAATACATCCATTGTGAAGAACCGAATGGGCCTGACATATTTAACCCCTAGCTGAAAGCAAGTTGAGGCGCACCCAATAGGATACGATTAGATGCGATAACAACATATGGTACTAGGTCAGTTGTGCTTGCCGCTGACGATAGTGTCAAACCAGCACCACCAGCAGTTTCATAGTCTGTGCCTAGTGACACTGTTCTACCGCCTGTGCCGTCTTGGATGAAAGCAATAAAACCTGACTGCCCTACCGCTTCTGTTGACGGATTTGCCAGAGTAACATTGCCTGTCAGTGTCAGTACAAAGTTCTGGTTAGTGTCAAAGTTCAGCGTTACAGAGCCAGTGTTTGTTGTGTCTGTATCTGTGCTACCACGCTGTGCCGCAGTGAAGGTGTTGTTCTCATCCTTCTTAACTGTGTCAGCATCGTGTGCCTGTACGTCAGTACCAATCACCAGCCCAAGGTTAGTTCTTGATGCAGATGCTGTAGTCGCACCAGTACCGCCCTGTGCAACGCTCAGTGCTGTTGTAAGCCCAGACAGTGATGTAATGTCTGAGTTAGCACCAGCATTAGCTTTTGCGCTAATCGTGCCAATATTGTCAGCCACTGTCTGAATGTCAGCACTATCACCAGCTACCGTTGTCACATCGCTTGAGATGCCAGCAACAGTGTTAATGTTTGCTGTAATATCTGCAAGCGCATCAATCTCAACAGCCAAGTCAGCAAGTGCGTCAAGGTCATTAACGATTGCAGATGTCGCCAGTGTGTTTAAGTCAGACACGGCATCAGCGGTACCGAGAAGACCAAGCTGTGATGTGTATGGTGCCAACGCCTGAATGTCTGCGCTGTCTCCGGCAACAGTCGTTACATCAGAAGATATACCGGCTACTGTAGTTACGTTTGCGCTTATCCCAGCGACAGTGGTGACGTTGCCAGAAATGCCAGATACAGTAGTGACGTTAGAGCTAATTCCAGCAACAGTCTGAATAGCATCTGTGGCATCTGTTCCATCTTCAATATCAGCAAGAGTACCAATGTCAGCAGTAATAGCTGCAATAGTAGAAACATCACCAATCTCCGGCCCAGCTTCAGGAAGGCCAGTTGTTGTGTTGAAAGCCAACACTGTACCTTTGCGAGTGTCGAGGTTAGGCAATGATAGTGTAGCGGCTGTGTCAGAATCAGCCAGTTTGATTGTTCTATTAAGCTTTGTCTGAAGCTCTTGCTCAATAGCAAAAATTTTATCTAGCTCAGTGTTGAGTGAGCTAATATTGAAAGGTCCTGATGTTGGGAAGTCAGTAGTACGCTCTACAGTAATGCTTCTAAAAATGGTGTACTTAGTAGAAGCGTCACTATAGGTATCCCCTAGAGTAACATAACCCCCAGAAAAACCATCATCAACAGAAGTACCAACAACAGCAAAAGTACCAGCACCAGTACCTCTGGTAAGAGATGTATCAGTACCGTCAGTCGCTGTGACGATAACATTGATGTCATCCAAAGCGAAGAAAGGGAAGTCAATAGTAAGCTGTGTAGTATCCGCAGTAACTGCTTGCGTATACTGAACTCTAGCGTCATTGTCTGCAATCGATATAGTAGCCATGAATCAACTATCCTCTTTTGGCTTATTGCTGTCTATTCACATTAGTGGGCGGATTACCATCACCAAAGATACCGTCATATATAGGGTCCATGTAGAAAAGACTACCTGTTGGGAATATGAACCTCAGGTCACTGGCTGTTTGATAGTCGAAATTACCACCAGCAACATCTCCTAGTACATTAAGTGAATTGACCAGAGCACTGCCAGTAGGCCCTACTACGGCTCCGGCCTTCGCTTGAGCATACACTGGATATGACTCTTGGTCTGTTAAGAATGGTCTCATACCAAGCTTATAGTCACTGACCTTTTCGATACCGTTGTTTACATCCGTGAAGAACCCAAGCAATCCTGAACGGTCAATAGCATTGAGCAGTTTCTGCTCTGGGCTTTCTGGACTGTCCATACCGTACTGAACTCTCTTTATCTCATTAACAATAGCGGCTAAGCCAACAATGAGGAATGCGCCTTGCCAGAATGCACCGTCTTTCTCTTGCAGACCTGCTGTTAACATTCTCTGCGTTGCAGACTGACCGTATGATTTGAATTGTGTGAGCAGTGAGCCAAGCTCAGTAGATGTCCACAATGCTCTGTCACCAGCCCCAGGAGTGATAATAATCCGGTCTACATTCTGATTGAGTGCGTTCCTAAACCTTAGCCTTTGAGTAGCAAACGTCCATGCTTCAGTGTTAGGCATCCACTGGCCTTCCACTTGCTCTCCATGCTGTTCAATCTGCTTTCTCATAATGTCATAGTCTTGTCGGCCGATGCCATTCTTCAGAAGCTTGGTCTTCTCTGAATCAGTCAATGCTCTGTAACCACCACTCTTCATGATGGATTCTGTCATTCGAAGCATCGTGACATTACCAGCTATTTCTTTCAGAACTTGGTTCCACATATTCAGGCCATTTAGAAAGAAGAACATTCCTGTCGCATCGTTAAGAGTTCTTTCTATTGTGTACCTATTGCCGAATAAGTCACCCATGTCAGTCATGGCGTGTGCTCTCAAACCAAGAGCCGCATCTACACCAACAGCGGCCTTCTCAAGCTCAGGCTTACTCATCTGCCTTACAGTTCTGCCAATATCATCAAAATAAAGAGCAAAACCTTTACCGTAGGCATTATTAAATCCTTCCACCATAGCAATCCTAGCTACGTCTGGAATGGATGAAATAACAGCACTTCCCATGGCTGTAAGAACATTGAACGACTTCATTACTCTAACAAATCTGCTAGACATGGCGTGAGGGTCTTTAGAAGCACCATAAGTGCCACGGAGCCTGTCTCTAAGCCCTCTAATATCCCTAAGATTATCTTGAAGCTCTTTGGCAAGCTCACCCCTTCTCTCGAAGCTAGGTGTTTCATCAATCAATCTCTGAGCTTCAACTTCTACCTGCTTAATGACATCACTCATATCAGAAGAGCCAAACTTCTTTGTAAGCTCAATATCCATGCCCATAGTTTTCACATGGTTTCTCATCAAAGCTTCAATGTCTCTTTCAAGAAACTCTTCTATAAGCTCATCTGGAATCTCTAAGCTTCTGGCCTGAATGCCTGACGGATTCTTGATAAAGTCCAAAGCATCAGTTGCATCAGAGTAATCAATAAAAGGACGTCTTCTTGTTACTGTATCGAGAACCTGACCAGCAAAGTTATCTGCTTGTTGTCTGCTCATTCTCTTTGTAGACATTGCCCATTGACGAACTATTCCCAAAAACCTTGGGGTGTTGGCTTCAATTTTATCTATCCTGTATATTCTTGGAACGTAGGACAGAGCTGTGTTTACAGTTACCCCTTGAGTTCTGAGCCTTTGAAGGTCTGCTTCTGCCTTTGCTATCTGCCTTGGACTTGCGTTTCTTGCCCTAAGTTGATTTAGATTTTCAACAAGCTCCCTTTCAAACAACCTTACCTTAGTTGCTTCGTCTTTAATTTGGTCGAATACCTTTCTGTATCCTCTTGCCGCTTCGGTAACAAATGGGCTTGCGGCATCTCCAATATTGTCAACATCACCCCTTGCCATAGCCATGCCAATTCTGTTTCTAAATTGAACTTCAGTAATGTATCCAGTCTCTTTCGAGAAGGTATCCCCCATTCTTACCTTCATCATTTCAACAGAACGACCAATCTCTCCCTGAGGAACATTCCTAGACCTGTATCTTAGATAAGCAGTATCAGAAGCTCTTACTGCTTCAAGTACTGTGGGGTAATATGTTGTCCTAAATGTTGTCTCTACAGACTGCTCCATCTCCACGCCTTGCAGAACCTTTTTCTGCATCAGACCACCAACATCAACCATAGCCGGAGCTATGTTTCTGACTATAGGGTTAGAGCTTTTGAACAATCTAACTGTAGGATTCCAAGGTATGTTCTCTAAGCCAATACCAGTTTCAGCAAGAGCTTCTTGCTCAAGCTGTCTGTACATATTAGTTCTAGCTACTTCTGGGCTTACTGCGGCACCAGCAGATTCAGCAGTAGCTCTACCTGCGGCAACATCTTCAAGAGCCTGACGCTCTGTTGGACTAAGTGACGATTCCCTTTTGAGGAAGTTGACATCGTAGTTGTCTTTGGCCAGCTTTTGCTTTGCAAGCATCTGTGGACTCATTGTTCTGCCAAAAGCAACATTAAATGAGCTTCCAAGCACACCAGCGGCAAACACTCCATAAGCCGCAAAGTTAGCATCTCTCGATTCGTTTGTAGTCTCAATCGCTAACTGTTGTGGGGCTGATGTAAGGACACCGTAACCGAAGCCCTCTATAGCTCTACCAGCCCTTGAATTACCACCTAGAAACCTTGCAGGAGTAAATGGCAATGCCAAAGAAGGGTCTGCTAATGCGGCACCTACAGAAAGCTCTGTCCCATATTTACCTGCAGCAACAATTCTACTGTCCTTTAGGTCACGCTCAAACCTTCTGAGCTTCTCCATAGATTCTCTATGGCTTAGGCTGTGCCTGAAGAATAAGAGCCCGTCTTCCCCAACCTTCTCTTTTAATGTTGCATCATTATATGCACTATAGCCCTCTTCATTTCCTATTGTCTGGTCAATAACAAGCCTTTGAAGTGCTGGGAATATATTGAATTGCCTAAATGCAGCAGATGCTGTCTGACCAAATGTAGGCATAAACATGCTGTAGTCATACTGGTCTTCACCAATCCTTGAGCGATGAACCTCACCATACCTTCTTTTGCCGCCATAAAACTCAAATTCAGGCTGTAAGTCTTCAGCTTCGGGAAGTCTGTCGGAATACTTCTTTTCCTGTGGTGCCTGAAACGGAACAACCTCTGCATCAAACCCAGCATCTATACTGTAAAGATGACGCTCTGCTTCGGCTTCCTGTCTTGAGTTTTCATCAGGCTCATGCCCCTCAGGGAGAGCAAAGCTATCTTCTGCCTGAATCTGTGAGTACCTTACACCACCAAACAGAGCTTCAAAAGAACCCTCTTCTGGCATAGGTATCTCTTCAATAGGAGGCTCGACTTCTTCTGTCTTTAGCCCTGAGAAAGTTGGCGCAGTCTCTAAATCACCCTCTTCACCAATAGGGTCATCCTGAATAGGTGAGTCAGTGTCAACCAGAGATGTATCTCTAATTATCTCCTCAGGAGGCGTAGCTGGTTCGGCAGTAGGAATAGATTCTTCTGCAGGGGTTTCAATGGCGAACTCGCCAGCATCAACACCTCCTTTGGGAGTTGCTGTAATCTCTTGAACACCACGGGACTCTCGTATCTGATTTTGAACTAAATCAACAAGCTCTTGATTAGATAAGTCTTTGGTTAAACCGCCTTCTTCAACTTGTATGCCTAGCTGTTTGGCTCTTTGTAACTCTTGTTCAAATTTTTTTTTTGATTCTGACTCTTGCTCTGCTAGCCCAGCTTCAAAGTAGTCAGCTTCCAGTTCTCTTCTGCTGTCATAATCATCGCCAAAGTCTCTGAGATTTTTGACTGCGGCGTCCCAATCATCAGAAGTAACTTGTCTCCAAAAGTTGGGTGTCTCTGATGCCAAGTCGCCATACTGAAATGCAACAGATGCTATGACTGTAGCCTTGTTCTTTGGAAGGTCTTCAAACTTAGTGCCAGTTTTGTCTTCCCATTTTCTTGAAAGGTTTTGAAGTGCTTCTTTCTTTGCAAACTCATTAATAATTTTACCCTGAGGGTCGCTAATAACAAGGTCGGATGCTATAGCTTGAGCTTCAGCACCTTTGAAGCCAAGAAAAGGTTTTAACAGGTCTACAATATCCTGAGGCAATCCTTTGAGGTCTGACAGCTTTCTAGCCCCAAGGTCAAAGCCACTTGCTATTGTAACGCCTGACTTGCTTTTTTCTGCATTGGGAACGTACCCCCTGAGCCTGTAGCCTTCACGTTTAATGATAAAGTCAAAATCTACATTCTGCATTAGTAATAACCCAAGCTAGTTAATGTCTCCATGAGGAATTGGAAGTCTTTTATTTCTTCAGCAGTGAAAGGCTGTCCCAAGCTGGCACGATACTCTGGTGTGGCACCTGGACTTGTCAACAACCTAATCTCATCAAAAGTCCTAATAATACCATCAAAGGAAGCATCGCTTTGAGTCTTAGCGTATCTCTCCATGCTGTTTTGAATTATGCTTCTGTCAAACAAACCATATCCAGCAAAGAAGTTTTTAATCTTGCTGGTCTTTAAGTTCTGCTCAATCTTAGCGTAATGCTCTGCTTGAACAGACGAAGCATGTGTCCATCTGTAGCTGTTAGAAAGAACCTGAGATACATTTCCTAACCTGTCTTTAAGAAGAACAGTGTAGGTCTGGTCTCCGCCAAAGTTCATGTTGGCGTGAAACGTAATGTCTGTTTTATCTAAGCCATCATATGTAGGAGAGGCTTTCTTGACAGCTTCTACAAGCTTTGGGTCTTGCAAAGTGCCTTCAGGAACAAATGCTGTGTAAGCATGGATAAAGTCAGAAACAATCATTTCCTGTGTGGGGAAGTAGGTTGGAACAACTTCACCAGAAGGTGTACGCATTGTTGGAACACTGCCCATTGCTTGCATTTGAATAGGCTTATCTACAATAAACAACTCACCAGTTGCCTTGTTTTCCTGATACCCAAACCTAGTACCCAAAGTCCTCATAACATCCAGCATAACCATACCGCCATGACCAGCATTTTTCTGCCGGGCCATGCGCTGGAAGAAAAGGCCTTTCATTGCTTTTTCTACATCTGGGTTTAAGAATATAGCATCCTTAAGTCTTGTTGGACTCATTCCACCTATAGAGTCAGCAAACTCGTTAAGCTGTGTTTGTCTTTCATCGCTGATAAGAGGATTGAAGAATGCCCACCAATTCCTTGATGTCATAGCATCATCCATTGCTTGCTCAAAGAAATCGTCAGCAGATGTAGCTAAATCATCACCAGAAGTTCTATTGCCAATAACTCTGGCAATGCTTCTGTTCATATCTAGGCCATCAAAACCCTTGTAGGCTTCTACAGCGACCTCTGGACCAAGCTTAGCTCCAATGGAAATAAAGCTTCTGAGGTCTTCATCTACGATGTTGTTTCTGTCCAACACAATAGACATGGCTTCGTCTGTTGTTATGCCATTCTTTGAGGCCAAACCAGTAACAACTTGACCTACCACTCTGTTCATCAGGTCAGCAACTTCTACATTATTTGGTGCGCTTTCAATAATGTTCATTACCTCTGGTATGAGAACACCACCAGTATCACCAGCAAACCTATCTGCCGCATCTATAGAAGCCTGAACTACATCTTGATTTTCAGATATAAAATCAAATCCAGTAACTTGGCCATTTAGCATGACAGGATTGTAGTTAGCTTGTGTAGAAAGAATTGCATCTAGCTCTGTTGAGTTAAGATTTATGCCAGACCTAGCTTTTCTTAGGGCGGTATCAGAAACAGCCCTTTCTGCTAAAACCTTTTTACGTCTTACACCATATTCATTTACTTTGGTGACATATGCACTTGCACTTTTAAAAGCACCATCTGGACCAATAACACCAGAAGCTTCAAGTTCAGATTGTTTTGCCAACCACCAATCCATATCACGCATATACGTTCCATTTGCGCTAAGCTCAGTCTGAACAAAAGCACTCATCCGGTCTCTTTGTGGCTTAATGAAAATATGGTCTTGATAAGCCATAAAGTCAGTTCTGGCTTTGTTAAACCTTTCGAAGCCAACTTCATTAGGAAAATCACGATGCAAAGATTTGATGGTCTCAAACCTTTTGAAAAGACCCTCTTCATATTGAGTTCCTTGAATGCTTTCCCAGTTAGCCAAATATGCTAAAGGTTCGGCAAGGCGGTCATTTATATACTTTTGCCTTGAAGAATCATCCTGAGACAAGAGAGAACCAATCTGAGTCTCGTCAAGAATATGTATTTTGTTATCAGGGTCTAACAACATCTCAGAAACAGACATAGCCCCAGGAATGCCAGCAAGGTTTTTATTAACCTCACCCATAACACTTTGATATACACTGGTTTGCTCTTTGTTTCTTTGCTCTTCTTGAGCCTTATGCTTGGCGTTCAAGTCATTGGCATGGGCTTGAAGAACGCTTCTTAGCTTTTCGGCATCAACATCCTCCGGAGTGTTGGCAACGATTTCTTCAATGCTTTCAAGAGAAGCAAAGTGGCTATTACCACTAGCGGCAAACACCCTTTCTATGTGACCTTGACCAGCCCTCATTGCTAAGAAGTTTGTTTGCTGGTTCTTGAGTGCTTGAATTTCCTCAGCAGGTGTTTCAAATACAGCCAAGTTTTCTAGGATGACATTCTGCTCATCCATAATCTCTTGCAGTCTTTCATTATGAAAGAAAGCATCTTCATCGTTAGAACCCGGACCCACAGCAACAAGATTGCCAAGTTCTCTTTGATTCAACATAAAGTGCTGAGACAAGTCCGACCTACTCTGTCTCTGAGTATTATCTTGTTGTGTAGCTAGTGCTTTGTTTCTAGCTTCCATAAAAATAGCTTCAGCCTTTGGCGCAAGCTGAACATAGATATCTTCATCAAGGCTTGATAGTTTCTGCATGTAACCACTAAAAGCAGAATCAATAGCCTCTGGGTCATCTGGGTTCTGCGTTAATGCAGTGTTTGCAATCTGCGAAATGCCCAAAACAGCAGATGAGGCGTATGCGCCAACAGCCGCTTTTTTATATGAATTAAGAACGGCTTCTCTTTCTGATGAAGAGAACATGTCAGATGCTTTTGCATAATCAAAGTTTACGAGAGGAACAAGGTTTCCATCTTTATCTCTTCTTACGCCTGACGTTCTTCCGTCTTTCTCAGCCTGTCTAATAGCTGAGTTAAATTCTCTTCTTCTTATATCAGTACCAACGCTCATGGCATCGTTGCTGAGCTGTGTATACATCTTTGCAGCAGCACCAAAACCTGACAGGTCTGGAAGCCCTACTGGTGAAACAGATACACTGGGTCCTTGCGTCTTCTTAAAAGCCATTATGCAGTATCCGTGTAGCTAGGGTTATTGATACTATAAACTGTTTTGGCAAAGTTACCAAAGCTCGTAACTGTTGCCGCTTTACCTGCCGCTGTTTGTCCAGCCGCTCCAAGCTCGTACTTTCTTCTATTAGAAAGACCCATGAGCTTTATATTAGATATGTTCCTTTTGTTTATGTTTCTCTCATCTAAGCCAAGAGCTTGAACAGACTGAGATGTGCCAATAGCAACACCCTGTGCTGACATTGATGAACCAAGTGAAGCAAGCTGTCTTCTAAGGCGGTCATTGCTCATTTCAATTTGCTGGTCAGCTTGAATCCCAGCCATATCAGCTTGTTCTTTATTTGCCGCAGCACTTGCTTCGTATGTTTTTCTAGCGGCTTGACCACCTAATAATGATAAGCCAGCAGCGGCTACTTGCATCTCAACGCCCATTATACTTCTACCTCTAGCATAATACCGTTTAGTGTTAGCGGTAATGGTTGGTCTTGTGTAACAGTCACTGTACCCTCAGAACTCCACCCCAGAAGATACACCTCTTTCCTTTGTGTAAGTGGAGTAGGCTCAAGAGAAAAGTCATCTGTAACTCTTCTAATCAAGACTGTAGTTCCTTTTGTCTTTACGTTCAGTGCTTCATTCAAGTCTAGCACAGCACGAACGATACGTCTCTTCTGTCCTACAGATATGCCATCTTGTAGCTGAAACTCAGGAGGCAGAGTCGTCAGAGTTGGCGTGTAGTTCAAACCAATCTCTACTTCATCAACGGCTTCTGTCAAAGTTAAGTCACCGCTTGAGTCCGTTGTATAAGTACCCATAGCATAATTACCAGACTTTACGACAACTTCTGTGTTAGGGAGGTGAGCTATTGTCCAGTCTGTTGTGGCTGATTCGTTAGTGTACTTCTTTGAGCAATCTGTGTGATAGTCATTATCCAACAGCTCAAGCGATGTCAGTGTAGTCTCGTTAATTGTTCTTTCAACGACAGCATATATCTTACGATTGACGTTGACTATATTCTTGAAGTCACCTTGTGTTGTGTACTCTGCCCAGCCTTGTAACTGCTCCTTACGAATAGACATAAAGACAGGCATGTTGCCATCACTATTCACAAGATACAGGTAAGCTTCTACTTGGTCCGATGCTTCACGCTGAGCTTCCATCTCTACAGGAGAGCCAATCATATGCTGTGACAGTATTGTTATGGCGTCTGAGTTGTAGGCTTGGCTGATATCTGAGAAGACAAACTCTCTAACTGCGCCCTTTGACTTGGTGACATAGACCAACGCACTATCAAAATCCACAGGAGCAACGTCTCCGCTTCCGTAAGAGGTCTGCTTCTTAATGGCAATAGTGCTGGGTGTAAGAGGCTTGTTTTCTGAAGTCGGGACATAAAGTTCTTGTTCAGACGTAAAGATGGTCAGATGTCTAAATGAAGCCAAGGATTTGATTTCTGATACTTGGTTTTCAGCAATCTGAACTTGAATAGATTCATCGTCAAGACCAGTACCAACATCAAAGTTAAAAAACTCACCAGCCTTAGACATGAACAAATGGTTAGGCAAGTCTCTTGAGCCGCCAAAGATTAGTCTTTGGTCATGAAACACAACAGAACGAGCATAACCGTTACGGCTAGTAAACACCTGCTCCTTCCAGTTAGCTGATGCGTTTGTATTGGATGGTGCTGTATCAAACGAGCCAGTAAATGTTGTTCCGCTTAGATATGTCGTAAACTCAATATGATGAACTGTACCTTCGTCATCTATAAACTCAATCTCTTCACCTTCCCAATCAGATGAAAAAATAGACGAACTAGCTGTAAATGTCTGTGAGTTAGTGTTTGCATTTTGAGGTTCGATTGTTACATCAGCACCTGCAAACTTATAATAAGGCTGATGAACATATCCATCACTGGTATCAAAAGCATAAGCAGTACGGCTAAATGTATCTGCGGCTGTACGAGTCAGCTTCTGCATAGCCATATCAGGATGAACAACAATCATCGTGTCGCCAGACTGAGATACGTTAAGTTCGCCAATCTCTGATGTTGTCCAGGGACAAGATGTAATTGTCTGCACAATACTTGTAGGGTCTGATGCGTCTACTATTTCTAGCTTTGTATTTGAGAAAAGAAGTATGTAGGCTTCGTCTTCGTCATAGATATAAGCTTCCGCCTGATACGCTACGTCAGAAAGCTCAAGTAGATAACGAAAACCCCCTCTGCGTCTAACACCGCCCTGAGAGAGTACCCTGAAGTTATTAAGTTTCTTTACACCGTTTTTGTACGCATTTGAATCAATGCGAGAACTCAGAAGAGGTGAAAGCTCCCCTGATGTAAAGTTGGTGTAGAACTGCCTGAGAAGAGCCATTCATTATGTGCCTTCTATTTCTTGGTAAATACCGTTGCCAAGTCTGGCTCTATGAAATCTGCTCAGACGCAGACCCTGTGTTGTCACTTGCTGTGAATCTCTTGCTTTGGCTTTTTTGAACTGCTCATCAGCAAGTCTTACATATGAACTGGCAATATCACCCTTACGAGTGACTGATAAAGCCAATACAGAAGCAAGTCTAAAGATTGCCCACATAGTAAATGTTGGAGGCCAATACTGAGTCTCTGGTCTAAACACATAGTTTAGAACAACATCATCGCTCTCCTGAGCATTGATATAGACATAACGCTCATAGATGTCGTAACGCTGAGGCACATCATCAATCGTGACTGTGATGACCTGCATGACCTCTGGATTAGTTGGAAGCGCATAAGCGGCATCCCATCTATCAACAGGAACGTCAGTCAATCTTGCAAGTGTCTTCTGACCAGTAGCAAAGTTCCAGTTATGCTGACCTAAGCAATCGGTAACAACATCTTCATAGATAGTGTTAGCAACCAGTGCTTCATCAGTGTTGTCTGTAAAAGAAGTCAATGGCTCCAATCCAATCAGAACCATTGCTTTCTGAGCTACTTCAATGTCAGTAGACGGAGTTGTAGGCATTACTTAGGCTTACCCATTGTCTTGTTGTCTTTAGGTGCTTTCAGGCATTTACCTGCGGCACGACACTTTCCGGGGTACGGACAATTTGCACAAGTCTTCATTAGGAAACTCCTTTTCCAAGAATTACACCTTTGCCAAAGGCTACTGTGCCAGTCCTGACAGTTTTCGTCTTTGGTTTAGGTGAAGGGGAGGCCGTAGCCCCCACCTTCTTTGTAGGTTTTTTAGCCATTAGCGGCTATCTGTTGTCATGCTAACAATGTCGCCTGTATCGACTACACCGCTTGCATTTGAAACAACTGTTGCAATACCAAAACCGTTAGCGGCATTGATAAAGATAACATCGCCAACATTGATTTCGCTGGACTTGTTATTAAAGTAACCAACAGTATCAATATCGTTCAGGTCATCGTCTGTTGATTTGTAGTGCCAAATATGGAAACCATTACCTGAATAATTGACTAAGGTGAAGTCTGCATTTACGAGTGCCATTATAACCTCTCCTTATTTCTTAAGTTGCAGTTCAAAACAGCCATTCGCATCAATAAGGGTTGCATTCATTTGCATCTTATTCAGAACAAAGTATGCGTCCTTATCGTTATGATACTGCATGTTTGAAGAAACGTCAGTACCAATAGCGTGGCCTACTGATGATGAATGCCAAGCAAAGCATTTGCGGTCTGCATCAGAGTTGATTGAATCAAGCCCTGAGAATGGGAACCACATAAAGCCAAGCCAGTTCTTAGCAGTCATTGCGTTAGCAAACGGAAGCTGATTCTCACCAACATATTCTGCACGAGAAAACTCATCCAGATCAAGAAGCTGAGACCATTGCTCCCAACCAACAACAACATAACGCTGACCGTCATCTGGAACATCGTTGTTGCCAAACTTTTCCATAAGCTCAAGTGCCCACGAAAGAGTTACACCGTTGGTTGTTTCGTTGTGAGCTGATGTTGTTGTATCCATTGCATCCAGAATGAGTTCATCTGTCTTGCGTCCAAGTGCATAAGCACCTGACTGCTGTGCGACAAGCATCTCATCGTGGTTGATACGCAGTTGATCCAAATCATCAATCCATTCACCAGCGAAGAAATCTTCCAGTGTGACTGATACATTTGTGTGCTCAAGGTTCATCGGAGCAACATTGCCGTGACGAGCCTTAGTTGTTGCGAAACCTTTACCGATTTTCTGGAATGTAGTCTTATTCTTTACACCGTTTGCAGTGCGAATAGTACCACGCAGTTTAGAGCCTTGACGCTGGTAGGCCATGTGGACACCAGACTCAAACTCCTCGATAAAGGAGGTAGAAATGGTAGGTGTTGCCATAACACTCTCTCCTTATAAGTTACGTTTCTGTTTTTGGTCTGGTTATCCATTCGCTCAGGGTCCGAAGATTATCCATTGCTATTGGGCCTTCACAAAATCACAATTTCATACAATATTCACGTTGTAAAGTTCACATTACCGTGAACGTGAATACTGCTCAAAGCCAGCCCTCACTTTATTAATGAAAGCTTGGTCTTTCTCTTTCCAGTATCTAGGGTCATTCTGCATAGAGCGAAGGTCTTCAATACTGAGTCTCTCTTGGAACTCTGTCTCAGACGTCATGTTAAACTGTGGCTGACCATTAAGCTCCATCAGTTCTTCAAACAACTGAACCATTCCAGCAGAAGCAGGGATATTTGCAAAGATGTTGTAAGCTTCCTCTGACAGATTGCTGGTTGCCCAACCATCTACACGCTCAAGCCTACGCTCTGCATATTCACCTAACTGCTCTGATTCTACGTTCCAATCTGGCCCTCTCATGGCATCTATCTGAGCGTACTCAGTCATCAGACCATTGAACTCATCTTGAGATAAGCCATAATTGTGTGCTGTGTTTCTGAACCAATCCAACATTGGGTCATCGTCATTAATGCTATATTCAATGCCCTCTGGAGCTTCAAACTGCAACTCATAGTCAGCTGGGCTGATAGGAGCATTGCTTGACGCTTCTTCATTTAGTTCAGATACAATCTGATTTCTTAATTCTTCTTTGCGTGTATAAAACGCTCTTTCTAGCTCAGAGTAGCTGTTAGCCAATTCTTCTGGCCTATCAAACTTCTCTGGCAACCATTCTGGACGAGTGTTTTCCTGAGGTTGCTCCGACTCTCCAGCCAGAACCTCTTCAGTTTGTGCTTCGGTATTTTCGCTTAGTTCTTCCATTAACAATCCCACTTCCTTAGTGCTTTGTTGATACGGCTGTTAGGGTCATTAGCCGTCTTTTTAGATGTAAGCTTCTTCTTCATACCCATCATTCGCTTACAAAAACTTCTGCGTCTAGCGGCCGCTTTGGGTGAGCGTTTTGCTTCTTTCGCAGAGACTGGTCGTTTGATGTTCTTTCCCTGTCTGCGAAGGCTTGCTCTTCCCTTTCTATTAAGACCTCCCTTGGGGTCTTTCCCTTCTTTTCTCTGCCATGCTGGTGATTTTGCCATCTAAGTTCTCGCATATGTTGGTTTTTTACCGCCACCGCTAGGGTTTGTAGCACGTTTGCGTTTTGTCGCAGACTTTTTCTGTGATTCGCTCATTCTGTTAGCCTTTGCCTGAGGAACACACTTTGGGTACTTTCTTCCATCACCCATCTTGCGACCACAAGGAGGATGCTTACCGTCTTTCTTTGTGGAAATATCTACCCACTTCTCATTGAACCATTTATCTAGGCTCATTTGTATGTACCGCCCATCTTCTTATACTGCTGTACAAGCTGACCCGAAGCATAGGCAGAAGGCCATTTCTTGACCCTCGCCTTTACTATTGCTCTCGCTCTAGCATAGAGCTTTGGATTTGCTGGCTTAGACAACTTCTGAAATCCACACGTTACCTGATGTAGACCCTGCACGAAGTGCAGCTACTTTAGTTCCGTTTGCCTGAACCTTAAAGTATTCTACTTGATTTGCTGGAAGATAGTGAGTAGTAGCTGATGCTGTTGGAGCAGAGCCAAATTCAATATATGCGTTTTGGTCTGATACAACTCTTACATACATTACATTATCAGCGATTGCAGAAGATGCCGCACTAGATGTGCCAGCCGCTACCTTAATTACTGTGCCGTTTAATTTACCTACTGGTTTAGTCATGCTGTTTACGTCCTTTCTCGCATCTAGCTTTGATAATGGCGACTAACCACCGTGAACCTTCAGCATGTGCTAAAGTCTCGATTCCCACTCCTGCAGGATATACATTATTCGTCGTGAGCGACTCCAAGTACGATAGAAAATCCTTTCCGACACCACTGCCGAACAAAGCATAGGCTTTACTATTAAGGTCTTGGTCAACTTGTTTAGAATATCCTCTACCATCGACTGAGACATTTATCTTCTCCTTCATTGTTGCATACCGCCTTGTTGCATTAACTGTTGTAGTGTAGCTACATTGTTTTCTACTTGGCTTTGGTCTGCTAGGAGTTCCTCTTGAATGCCGAACTTCTGCGCTAGGTAGCGAATCACATTCTCTTGGTTATACAGAACAGGTGTTATCTCTGGCCCGAAAGTAGAGGCAACGGTCTGCTGGAAACGGACAAAATCAGACACGTCTTGCTGGTCTTGTGCTCGGAGCAAGGGAGAAACAGGCACAATACGCAACTCTCGGCCATCTACCTTCGGGATATCTAACAGTCCCTGAGCTTTGTATATATGTATAATACGCTCTACTAGGGGCTGTAAAAACTCTTTCTGCATACGTCCAGCAACGGCACCCATGTCACGAGACACATCTGCTAGTCTTTCTGATACTTCTGTTGCTGATAAAGGTGTTCTTGCATTAGGACGTGTATCTAACTCATCAATGAATAGAGCTTTTCTTACGTTCCTACGCATGTCATCCAGAACCAACTGTGCGACATCAAAGCGACCTGCACTCTGTAAGCTGTCTATAGAAGACCCCGGACTCCGTGGAATGAATGTTCCCGGCTGGATAGTAATGTTATCTGGATTGAATACGCCATCATCGTCATAAACGTATGAGCCAGCAATAGCCATCTCAGCATTCTCAAGAATAAGCTGAACGGTCAGATTCAGTGTCTTAATAGCTGGCATTGCTTGCAGAACAGGACCACGACCCCACACCTCAAATCCTGACTTAGACCAGCGTGTAGTAATCCAAGGAACAGAACCTCTGCCCTTCATCTTCTTCTTCATCAGAATGGCTTTGTCTGTTTCAGAGATGAGGTAGTAAGTGTACTCATCAGCAAACTTATTCTTCTCATCATAGATGGTAGCTTCGATAATCTTAGTCTTACGAGTAGGATTGGACTTCTGCTCTCTAGCCATCTGCTCGTTATACTTAGCATTTGGGTATCTGTGCTTAACTTCCGTGATATCCATGTTGTAGTTCCAACGGAACCAATCAGATACGCCATCAAGACGACCCGGCAACAATGCTACGTTTGTTGGTGGTACAGATGAAAAGTGCAAGTCACCCTGAAAACGCCCCTCTTCACAGAGCAGATTCATAGTGCCAATGCCCAAGTCCTGAAGGCCTTCGTGCATCTCTGAGTTAAAGTTAGAATTACGCAGACCCTCATGCAGTAGGTCAGTAATCTTGTCTAGCTCTTCCTGTAGTCCTCTGCCTTGTAGTTCTTTTGGAAACTCAGGGCCGGGGGCCAGTCTGAATGCACGACCATTTGGAGGAAAGAAGCCAAGTTGTAAGCGACTAGCAAACTTAGGCAAACCCACAACAGCAGTCTCGTCATAGATATTTTCAGTTCTACGAGATGCTTGAGACTCCTGAAAGAAAGACTCACGATGAGGAAGAACGTAATCATAGATTTCTTCCCACAAGTCAGACCAAGACATCCAGCGTGACTTAGCCTTCTTGTATCTATCCATTACATGCTTCAGTTCATTTTCGTCTGAAGAGGCTGATGGAGCTTCTGGATTACCGTCATTATAATGTGCCATGCTAATACCTTATAGAACCACTTTTAGGTTGGCTTTCACCCATGTTGCGGAAGCCACCAAACCCTCTAATCTCTTCGTCTTGTAGTGAACGAGTACCGACAAGATTGGCTCTTCTCTTTCTCTCTTCATCTGCGGCTCTTGCATCAGCAGCTTCTTGCTCTTTTTCTAAACGAGCCTTCTCAGCTTCACGCTGTTTCACAAGCTCTGGGTCTGGACCCGGAATCCTTGGTGTTGCCATCAATCCCATAAACGTCTCCTATTCTGCTTCAAAGATGCTTTCAGCACCCCTTTTACGCAATTCACAATAGAGTTGGTATGGTGTGAGCACGAAAGGCTTATTCATACCTATAACGTGTTTTGCAAACGAAACGCAATAAAGCCAACGAGGTAGTTGTATAGGATATGAGCTACCAGTTACCTCTAGGCACTTACATTGCTCTATCAGCATTCCTACCAGTAAGTCTGCTTTATCACCCTCTAATACATCAAACCTCATACGCTCAGATGCACACTCTATCCTATGCCACTGACCATATTCAGGGTCAAACCTAACGATAAAGACGTGACCAAAGCCCTTCCTCCAGAAAGTGAATAACTTCCATAGACCTCTATTAGGGCTTTCTGTAAAGCAAACGATATACTTCATATACCAGCAAGCCTTCTGCTTCTGCGCCTTGATTCCCTCAGTCTTCCGAAGGGAGACCCTGACCTCTCAACGGTTGTGTAGGAAGCTGGTTTGTTCCCACCGTAAATCACCCTACGGCCTTCACCACCACCTAAGAACGCATACTGAAGAGCATCATGAATATGAGAGAAGCGATTCTTACTAGGACGCTCCTCAAATCTCTCGTTACCCATATTGTATATACGCTTGTACTGATACCCACCCTCGAATCCAGCTATCAGTGTAGT